TGAATGCACCTAAAGACTTACTTAATTTTATTAAGGGTAAGGGAAATTAATGTTATTAACTAAAAGTGATTTAACAAGAGATTTAATAGCGCCCTCAGTTGAGCCTGGAGAATACACAGGATTGGTAGAAAGTTTTGCTGTTTCTTATGACGCTACCAGATCGCTACAAAATTCTGGCAGTAAGGGCGACATGATAAAGGAAGTAATTGAGCCTCTTGAAGAAATAATTAAGACTGACTTTGGAATGGATGACGCTGAATATATGATGTTTCTAGGAGAAACAACTCCTAGTGGTGAGGTTATTCCTCAAAATGTAAATTATGATGCTGTGTCTGGAGCTAAGATCCCACAATATTTAACTACAATTTTTGAAACATCTCAAGAAAATTCAGATATAGCTGCTAAATTTGAAAACTTAGGCTTTGATACATCAGGAGGAATACAAAATTTCTATGACACTGTAACTAATATGGGAATTGACAAGTCATTAGGCTACCAACAAGAGCTTGCTGATAAAACATATAAGCAATCTGGTGCTGGAGCTTTTGGAGAATTTTCTGGAAGTATGACTGCTTTCTTTACCGACCCTACTGATATAGCTTCTTTAGCTATTGGAATTTCAGGAAAGGCCAAGTTAATTACAAAAATTGGACAAGCTATTGCTATTAATGTGGGTGTAGAAACTATTGATTATCCAAGTGTTACCGCCTGGACTGAAAAAGTTACTGGAAGTCCTTATACAAAAAAAGAGTTTTTAAGGGATTCTGGAATTATTGCAGGGGCTACAGCGGGAATAGTAACCATTACACACTTTCCTGTAAGAGCTTTTTTAAGAGCAGTGTCTAACAAAGTAGGAAGAGCGTTAACCTCTAAAGAAGAATTAGAAGCTGTTAAGTTATTTCAAGAAGCTGCTGAAGATTTAGATGGCACAAAGTTTCCTGAGAATAAAGAATTAAATCAATTAGAGAATAAAGAATCTGTTGATGAGATTACAGACAAAGAGAATTACATAAAAGATGATGTAGGCAATTTTCAGCATAACAATAAAGTAAAGCAAACTCTTGGAGCTGTGCTTAGAAATGATCCTGATGGAATAAGATCACAAACAGTTCAAGTAGAAATAGATGATATATATACGCTAGAAAAACAATCAGGTGTAGATGAGTTAAATGTTAAAGATCTAACTAAAAAGAAAGTTGTTAAAGGAGATCCTGCTGAAGTTGATGAGATAATGCAAGGGCAGATACTTATCTTTGAAGATGCTTCCGGGGCAAGAATTATTATGGATGGCAACAAAAGAGTAGAGGCTGCTGCTAGATCTGGTCAAAAGAAAATGTACGGCGTTGTATTAAAAGAAACAGAGGGTTTTACTAGGGAAATGGCAGAAATAGCTGGTCGAGTTAGAAATTATTATGATGGCACTATTCAAAAGTCTGACATGGATTTCTTACTTAAATACCCTGAGATGGTGCGTTCTTTAGAGATAATGGACCCTTTGATACAGCATAGCAAAAAAATATTAGCATTGGGGCCAAGGCCTATAGTAGCAATAGACAGAGAAATTATCTCTGAAGATATTGGAGCTTTGATAGGGGATAAGATTAAAGACCCTTTAGAACAAATAGCCATGATGGATAAAATTTTAAAAGGCAAAGTTAGTGATGTTGATGCTGAAGATTTTATAGATGCTGCTATAAAAGATAAGTCTTTAAAGAATTACGACATGAGCCTAGCTGAAGAAAAAGTACAATCGTTATTTTTAGAATCAGAAAGAAGTTCAATAATAGATGGTGTGTTAGATCTTTTACGAAAGGAGAATATATCTCTTAAAAAGTCAAAGAAAAAACAAGACATCGCAACTAGGGAAAACAATGAAAAAACAATACAACTCATCAGGGAAAATGGAAACAAAAATGGCGAAATCTACGACAAGATTACAAGAGCAGCCAAAGCCCTCAGTAATGACGGAAACTCAAGAAATGCAATCAATGCAGCTGCCAACGACATCAGAACTTCAGTTGGAGAAGGCCGTTTCGATCGCCTCTTCCACGATGGTCAAATCGCTAAAAGCGATGTTACAGCGCAAATTAATCGCGTCTCAGAAGAGTTTAAGGTCAGAAATAAAGACCTCATAGCTTATAGTGAGGGAATGATATCTAAACAAATTGACTTAGACATTAAAACAACAACAGACATTCTTGCAGGTAGAGCTGACCTTGATCCTAAGTTAGCTGGGCGAATGATTGAAGTTGATGAATTTGACAAACCCATATCTTTAAAACAAGCATTAGATAATTTAGCTGCTGAGAACAAAGCAGAACTGGATTTTATTGCTGCATGTAGGAAATCATAATGAGTGATATAAGAACATGTCTTACCAATGCTGGCGATGAAATTAGCAAAGCATTTTCGGATGAAACTTTAGATTTATTTAATCAATACTTTGACGAGACAGGAAAATTAATTGATGACATAGGGACTTCTATTGATACAATTTCTAAAGACACTTTAGTTATTATGGAAGGAAATATATTACAAAACAAGCGCATTAAATTACAAACGATGTTAGCAAAGATTAAGTTAAACGATTTTTTAAGTAAGGCTAAATACCCAGATCGAGCATTAATAGATATTGGTAATAAAAATTTATCTCAACAACAAAAAGCTATACTAAGCCAAATTAAAGCGCCTTTAGACAAATTCTATGATACATTTAGAAAGAGTGGTTTGTCAGGAACTAGACAAGGAAATGCTACTACAAGAAAGTTTATGCCAGGCCAGCAAGAAAAGCACGACATGATTCAATTGGTTGTAAAAGAAATCTACGAGCCAGGAAGTACAAAAAATATTAAAGCTGCTGATATGGCTAGAGCTTATATTGATTCTTCAGAACATGCTAGATTATTGTTTAACAAAGCAGGTGGCGCTATTCCTAGCGCTAGGAAAGGAGCGTACTTACCACAACATCACCACCCAGGAAAGATTATTGCGGCTGGTTACGATAATTGGTATAAAACATTAAAACCATTACTTGATCGCGAAGCTATGGTTAATAGCAAAACAGGACTTCCACTTAATGATGAAGAGTTAGACGCTGTGCTAGATAGTGTTTTTAAAAGTATAACTACTGAAGGCCGTAATAAATTAAATAGCCTTAGTGCTGAAACATTTAGCCAAAACAAATCAATAGCTAAAAGATACCAGGAACAAAAAGTTATTAGATTTAAAGATGGGGCTGGTTGGACAGCATACCAAAAAGAATTTAGTGACTCCAATATATATGACATCATGCACAATCACTTAACTATGATGTCTAAAGACATATCTTCTATGCAAATATTAGGTCCTAACCCAGAATCAACCGTAAAATTTTTACAGACAAGAATAAGAGAAATAGCTGATGAAGCTGATAAAGGAACTGGTAAATCTACAAATCTTGTAGACGCAGTTAAAGCTGCTCAAAAATTTGGAGATATGTGGGAATTACATAAAGGCTTACCAGAATCAGTAAACCCTAAGATTAGTAAGGTTATGCGTAATGTTAATGCTTTAATTATGGCTACAAGACTGTCTTCAACAACTCTAATTGCAGCGCCTACTGATGCTATGACTGTGAAAAAAATGGCCAAGTATAATGGCATGAGTCAAATGAAAGCTATTAACAATTATGCTAAAGAATTATTTAAACTTAACCCAGGAGAGAGAGAGCAAGTTGCTGCTGAGTTAGGGTTAATGAATGATCATATGATGGATGGAGCTTCAGCTGCTTTAGCAAGGTTTATGCATGAAGACAATGCTTCTCCGTTTTTTCAGTTTGTTGTGGATTCATCTTTAAGATTAAATGGGTTGACCCATATTACTGCATCAGGCCGTAACATGTCTGGCATGTTTTTAATGAGTGGATGGGCAGATGTTCAAGCAAAAACCTTTGACCAATTATCAGCTCAAATGAAAGTTGCTTTAAAAAGATATGACATACAACCAGAAGAATGGAATCTAATAAGAAAAGCTAAATCTTATAAAAGAAATTACGCTGGCAAAGATGTTACTTATCTTCGAGGAGAAGACATTGCTCAAATAAAAGCAAAGCCTGGTCAAGCTAGAGAAGCAGCAGACAAATATATGCGGATGATTTTTGGTGAAGTTGAAGTTGGAGTACCTACAGTTAATTACAGAGAGCGTGCTAGTTTAGCAGGGCTAACTAGAGCAGGAACAATCCCTGGAGAAATTACAAGATCATTTGCTATGTTTAAATCTTGGCCTATGGCTTTTTATCATAATCATTTGGAGCGTGCATGGCAAGAAGCTGGAGAGTTAGGAACTCCTTTTGCAAAATTAAAGGCAATTGCAGACACTGTTATATTTATGATGATGGGTGGCGCTCTTGGATTGCAGCTTATGGAGATTACTAAAGGCCGGAAGCCAATTGATACTGTCCCAAGAAAAATGTCATTAGATGATGAGGGCTGGAGGTTTTGGGGAAATTCTATAGTAAGGTCTGGTGGTTTTGGTCCTTTATTTGACATAGCTGTTGGACTAGGAGATTACCGTCAAGGGTTATCTGGATATACATCAGGGCCAGTTATAGGTTCTTTAGACCAGCTATCATATGCAATTTTTGGATCAGCATATGAAGGTTTAATAGATGGAAAACCAGCAGCAGCAAGAACTAGAATTTTAAAAGAGGTTATTGCAAACACTCCTTACCAAGGAAATTGGATGGTTAATCTTATGTTAAGAAGATTGGTATGGGAAAAAGTATTATTATGGAATGATCCTGCTTATAACAAACAGTTACAAAGAACAATTAAAAGAGATACGAAAGAAGGAAAAGAATATTGGTGGAGGCCTGGGGATGATAGTCCTGGGGATAATCCATTCAATTAAGACTATTAAAATACATCAAAATATGCTAATATAAACCGAGGATAAACTATGACAATTGACATTTCATCACAAACAAGAAGGGTAGTCTATACTGGCTCGGCAGGAACAGGCCCGTATGCTTACGCCTTTAACATACTAGTAAATACAGACATTGCTGTTTATTATAATAACATAGAATTAACTCTGACTACAGATTATACTGTATCTATTGGAGCTGCTGGCACAGGTAATGTTACGATAGTTGTAGGCGGTAGCGCAAGAGTTCCAGGTACACCAGATTCCGATGATCGAATTACTTTAATTGGCGACAGAACAATACAAAGGACTACCGACTTTACAACAGGTGGACCATTATTTGCTACAACACTTAATGATGAATTTGATAGCCTTACTATCTTTACCCAACAAAATCTAGAACAATCTAATCGATCATTACGCGCGCCAAATACAGACCCTACTACTGTTAATATGGAATTGCCATTCAATACAGTGCGTGCAAACAAATACTTAACCTTTGATGCCAGTGGTAATCCAGCAGCTACAAATAGTGTAGGTACTTATAAGGGGAACTGGGCTGCAAGTACAGCTTATGTATTACAAGATATAGTTAAAGATACATCAACAAATAATATTTTTATTGCTATTACTGCACATACATCATCTGGATCTCAACCATTAACAACCAATGCAGATGCAGCTAAATGGTCTTTAGTTGTAGATGCAGCTTCAGCCACCTCTAGTGCTACAGCGGCAGAGGCAGCAAGGGATGCAGCGGTTGTAGCTAAAAGTGCAGCGGAAACAGCAAAAGCTGGCGCAGACACAGCTAAAGCAGGGGCAGACACAGCAAAGGCTGGAGCAGATACAGCAAAGGCAGGGGCAGACACAGCAGCAGCAGCAGCCGTAGTAAGTAAAAATGCAGCCGCAACTTCTGCTACAGCAGCCGCAGCTACAAAACTTGACTTTGATAAAAAATATTTAGGTGCTTATGCAGATGGTTCTATTCCATCAACAGGCCCTGGTGGAACAGCATTACTTACAGGTGCTTTATATTTTAATACAACAAGTAATCAGATTTTTGTCTGGACAGCAGGAGATGCTTGGTTAGCAATCAAACCTACATCTTCAGAGCAAACAGCTATTACTGCTGTAGCAGCAGATGCAACAGACATTGGTGTAGTAGCAGGTAAGGCTACTGAGATTGGTAGATTAGGTACATCCGCAGCAGTTGCAGACATGGCTATTCTAGCTACTGACGCAATTGTAGCTGATATGGCTATCCTTGGTACAGATGCTATCGTAGCAGATATGGCTATCCTTGGCTCTGATACAGTTGTTGCAGACATGGCTATTTTGGCAACAGATGCAATTGTTGCAGACATGGCAATACTAGGAACAAGTGATGTTGTAACAGATATGAATGTTTTAGGTACATCTGATGTTGTAACAGACATGAACGTACTAGGAACTTCTGCTAATGTAACAGCAATGGGATTACTAGGAACTTCTGCTAATGTAACTAATATAGCTACAGTTGCAGCTAATGTAGCTGGAGTTAATAGTTTCGCCGATTTATATAGAGGAGCTTCAGCTTCAGACCCAGGCGGTACAATTACTACAGGATCATTATTTTATGATACAGATGCAAGCCCTAAACAATTAAAAATTTATAATGGTTCTGCTTGGGTAGTAGCAGCTTTTGATGCCTCTGGATCTGTAGCTGCTTTTAATGGTAGAACAGGTTCAGTAACTTTATTAAGCGCTGATGTTATATCAGCTCTAGCTACAGGATCTATTGCTACAGCTAAAATTGCAGATGATGCAATTACTACTGACAAATTAGCTAACTCAATTAATTCGGCTATCACAGCTAATACAGCAAAGACAGGAATCACTGGTGGACAAGCAAGTGCAATTACAGCTAATACTGCTAAGGTAACTAATGCTACACATACAGGTGATGTAACAGGAGCAACAGCTCTTACTATTGGAAACGATAAAGTAATAACTGATAAGATATTAAATTCAAATGTAACAACAGCAAAGATAGCTGACCTAAATGTAACTAGAGCAAAGATAGCTGATGATGCAATAGACCTAGCTAAAATGGCTCCAGGTACAGATGGTGAGTTAATTACTTATGATGCATCAGGTAATCCAGCTAAAGTAGCAACTGGTTCTGCAGGTCAATTACTGACATCAGCAGGTGCTGGAGCTCCTCCAACATTTACAACAGTAGAGTCTGGTATTGCATGGCAATCATCTATCGTAACAGCAGCAACTTTAACAGCAGTAGCTGGAAGAGGTTACTGGATAAATACAACATCTAATATATGTACAATCACATTACCAAGTTCAGCCTCTGTGGGCGACCAAATTATCTTTACAGATTATGCTAGAACATGGGCTAGTAATAAAGTAATCCTAGACTCTAATGGATTAAATTATCAAGGTGCAACTGATGCATTAGCAGTACACTATAGTGATGCTGGGGGCACAGTTGATATTGTTTATTCAGGTGCAACTAAAGGGTGGATTCCAAACATGGACAAGGCTTCAACATATGAACCTTTCGTTCCACCTTACACAGGTACTTATTTAACAATAGCTGGTGGCGGCGGTGGCGGTGGATGGCAAGCTGTTTATGGTGGTGGTGGTGGAGGCGCTGGTGGTTATATAGAAAGTACAATGACTATTACATCAGGTACTACTTACACAGCAGCTATTGGTGCAGGTGGAGCAGTAGCAGGTACAAATGCTCGTGGAGGAGCTGGAGGAAATACTACATTTACAGGAACAACTACAGTTATTGGCGGTGGTGGTGGTGGTTCTTATGACTCACCTTCCGATGGTGGAAATGGTGGTTCTGGCGGAGCTTCTTCATATAAAAATTCAGGTACTGCTACACCAGGAACAGGAACATCAGGACAAGGTAACGCTGGAGGTAATGCTTCTGCAAGTAATAAAGGTGGTGCAGGTGGTGGCGGGGGTAAATCTGGAGTAGGATTAAGTGTAAATTCCCCAGACCAATACTATGGTGCTGCGGGTGGAGCTGGTTTAGCTTCTTCAATTACTGGTTCATCAGTAGCTCGTGGTGGTGGTGGAGGAGGTGGTAAAGGTTCAAATAATGCTGCTGCTGCTTTAGGTGCTAATGGTCTTGGCGGGGGAAGTGCAGCTAATCTAGGTGGTGGTGGTCAAGGTTCTGTAAGTACATCAGATGATAATGGGAATAATAGTCAGCCAGGTGGTACAGGAGTTGTTATATTAAGTGTCCCTACGGCTTCATATTCAGGAACTTCTTCAGGCTCTGTTTCAGTTTCAACATCTGGAGCAAATACAATTCTTACATTTACAGGGTCAGGAACCTACACAGGATAAAATTATGTCATATTTTGCAAAAGTTTTAGATAAAAAAGTTATTAATGTTATTGTCGCGGAACAAGAGTTTTTTGAAACCTTTGTTGATTCAAGTCCTGGAGCATGGATAGAAACATCATCTAGTACACATGGGAATCAAAATCCTGAAGGAACTCCTCTGAGAGGAAACTATGCAGGTATAGGATATACATATGATGCGACTAAGGATGTATTTTATGCTCCTGCTCCTTATCCATCATGGGTATTAAATGAAACTACTTATTTATGGGAGAACCCAGTACCTTATCCTATAGATGGAAAAGTATACCTTTGGGATGAAGAAACTTTATCTTATGTAGAAGAAGTAGTAGAAGTATAAATAATAAACATTAACTTTAAGGAGAAATAAAAATGGCAAAAACCAAAAAAACACCATTTGAATTACACGAAAAAGAATACTTTGTAGAAGATTTAAACGAATCACAAACAATCCTACTTCAACACATAGGCGATTTAGAAAGAAAGACTAAACAGTTATTATTTAATTTAGATCAACTTAATGTAGGTAAAAAAGCTTTCGCTGATAAATTATATATAGATTTAATAAAAGAGGAATAATGAATCAAGAAGATCAAAAGCAAGCCATAAAAGAAGGACTACAAGAGTGGCTTGATAGTAAGTTTATTGAGTTTGGAAAGTTATCTCTTAAAGGATTATTTGCTTTTCTACTTGCTGCATTAGTTTATCTTTGGGCTGCTTCTCAGGGCTGGAAGTTATGAAAGAGTTTTACCACTTGATAATAGCCTTTACATTATTAGTGTTGTTGTATGTTGTATGTATGCTTTTAACTTAGCTGTATTAGCAGCACTACCTATTACACCAATTATTTTAGCTTTAATTTATGGATGGAGTAACTAATGAATAACATAAGCATTTTATTAAAAAGACTTTCAGAGTCTACTACTTCGTGCATGGTAATGATGACACAAGGAAACTTACTAGCTATGACTCTAGGTCATTGGGGTAAAGCGTTACAGGTAGGATTAATTGCATCTGTAGCTACTGTAATTGTTGTAATTTATGGTAACAAAGATTGGTCAAATAATAAGTTTGCTATGGCAGGAGCTATAGGATTCTTTACAGCAATTGCTGATATGATGTCACACCATTCAGGATTTGGTGGAGCATCTACAGAAGCAATCGTTACAGGCATAGGTGCAGGATTATTATGTCTTGCTATGTCAAAGTATGCATAAACAAATTTTTTCTGTTGTAATTTTTTTAACAGTTTTCCCAGTAACACCTTGTGTTTTATTAATAGCTTGTTATTTTTTTTAAATGGATATAAAGAATGAAGAGGGGTTTACATTATGATCGAGATACTATTAGGAATAGCAATTCTGATAATGGTGTTGACGGCATTAGGGGTGTGGATGATGCTGACAATTCCGATGATTCATTGGTGGGCCAGGAAGATTGGGATCAATCCCAAAGCTGTCCTTACAAAATTGAAAGATGGGAAGGAGACTGTTACTAAATGGGTATCCTCACACATCTAATTCCAATTGCATTAGGATTTTTTGCCAAGTTAATGGCCATTAAATCTAAACAATCTCATGATGAGCAGAAGCTTATGCTGCAAGCGTTGTCTGCTAAATCTAAACAGATAGATAGTGCAAGAGATCAATCAAACAAAGAATCCCCTATGGCGGCTTGGAACAGAAGGTTTCTTATTGTAGTTATATTAGCTTTGGTTGCTATATACCCATTAGCCGGTATATTTGGTATAGAAACAATTATTCCTGTAGCATATGAAGGCGTAAATTTACTTGGATTAATTCAGTTTGGAGGAGGAACTACTCTTGAAACAGTTACAGGTCTTTATAAGTTTGATGAAATATTCCAATGGGCTACAATTATTATTGAGTTCTATTTTGGTGGTCAATTAGCCAAATCTAATTAAAATGGAATATTTAATCTTAGCTTTTGGCGCTAAAGTAACTTGTGTAATTACATCTATTATTGGTGGCTTATGCAATTATAATACAAAAAAAGTTAAATCAAGAAAAGGTACTTCTGGTGGTCATATTAAATGGGCAGTAGAACGTCACCAAGCTAGAAAAGATTTATTTTTATCTTTAGTTATAGCTGTAATTTCTGTTGAATTATTTATACCACCATTACTACATCAATTTAATCTTCATGTAACACTTGCTCCGTTATTAGCGTTCTTTATAGGTTATTCAGGAATGAGGTTATTGCCAGCAATTGAACACAAAGTAACTAAATTTTTAGATAAGGTTTTTAATTAATGAATTGTCCTAAATGTAACATAAAAATGACTAATAAAAATGAGAATAGCATAGGAACACTTAACAATGATTCTGGTTATCTTATTATGTCTAAAATGGAATGTCCTGAATGTAAACTAAACATTTATCTTAATGGAACAAAAGAAGCAAATAACTCATGATTTTCTTTATATACTAGCCTTGTTATTATAGTAATATATCGCTTGAAAGGAGAAAATATTATGTGGACAACACCAGCAGCAACAGAAATGCGTTTTGGTTTTGAAGTAACAATGTACGTTATGAACAAGTAATTTTCTAAGGGGTTTCGGCCCCTTTTTTTATGCTATAGTACATATATGATTTAATAGATAGGTAATGTATGAAAAATTATAGTAGAGTTCTCGTTATTAGTGATCTTCATATTCCGTTTCATCATAGATCTTCTTTTGATTTTTTAAAAGCCCTCAAAGAAAAATACAAACCAGACTTAGTTATTAATATTGGTGATGAGTTAGATCAACACGCTATCAGTATGCACGATAGTAACCCGGACCTACCTTCGGCCGGAGATGAGCTAAAAATGTCTAGAGTTTATATCAAAGAGTTAGAAAAGATTTTTCCAAAGATGACCTTAGTACATTCTAATCATTCATCGCTTGTTTATAGAAGAGCATTAAAGTATGGACTACCAACTGATTACTTAAAATCTTATAATGAATACTTAGGTGTGTCTAAAAAATGGGAATGGGTAGATGATATTGTTATTACTTTATCTGATGGCTCACGCTGCTTCTTTACACATGGAATGAGCGCCAATATATTACAACTTAGTATGCAGATGGGTATGCATGTTGTTCAGGGCCATTATCATTCTAAGTTTTCTATTGGATATTTTAGTAATCCAGATCAGTTAGTTTGGGGAATGCAAGTAGGATGTTTAACTTCGCAATCATCTCTTGCGTTTGATTATGCTCGAAATTTCAAATCTCGATTTATTGTAGGATGCGGAATGATTATACATGGGCAACCGAAATTAATGCCAATGGTATTTGGAAAGGATGGGGAATGGATCAAGAAGATAGCTTAGATATAGAATTTACTTCTGAAGCAGACGGAAAACAAGCTGAGACTTTAGATAAGATTGTTGGCCGCAAGATTTGGAATGTAGAATTGCTAGAAGATAATCATCAATCTATGATTAAGATTTGTTTTTCCGAGGATGAAAGTGATTATTTGATCATTCATTGTGATGGAGCCGATTTATATCTAGTTGAACCAAAACCTAAGTCATTACACTAAAAACGACCTCGTACAAGGCTCACCACTGCATTTTTTCTAGTTAGTTGAAGGGATAGTACCAAATAAATAAGATAGTTTTACTGTAAAGCTAGAAAGGAGGCTCACCGTATATATCAGTAAATTCCTCTTGTGAAAGCTCTGGAATTCTTTCAATACAACAACCTGGTCTTAATTTAACAAAAACCTCCGCACTTTCCTTGTCAGGAAAAGCACGAAGGCTATCGCCATACTCATCTACTACTATAAATTGATGTTCCATCCTTGCTTTGCTACCTTTTTTAACATACTTTCATAGTTCATATTAAC